ATCGAAGCATACCCCTGCCCGAACGCCACCACCACGAGCCCCATATCGTCCAGCTTCGGCGTCAACCCCGGCGAGCCCCACCGGTCGAACGGCACTTCCTCGATCTGAAATAGTTCCATATCCTGTTTCAGATCCTCCAGGATCCAGGCTTGATCAATGGTATTTCCCGGCGTGGTGGTGACATAACCTTCTTCGACCCATTGATCGTAAGGTACTCCATCGGTCTTACTGCGTTCCTCGATGTTATCTTCCGGGCAGTAGAACCGGCACACCACAAACCAGGGTTCATCATCTGTTTGTGGCGGAAACACGTGCACCAGCGCCGTCAGATCGATGCTCGAGGATAGGTCCAGTCCGGAATAACATACCCTCCCTTTCAGGAATTCGGGCAGATCCAACGCCGCTACTGGCCCGGCGCAAGCCTGCCAGGCGTCCATATTTGTCCATTTGATCGCCCCGTGCACCCATACATTCAATTCTTTTTGCAGGAAGGAATTCAGCGCCCTGGTCATAACCTTCGCCCGCGCTGCCTTCGCCCGCATATCCCCCCACTTCTTGCTGATTCCAAGGTTAGGATTCGCCTTGATCCACACTTCCTCGTTGCGCCAGTCTTCCAGTTTCCGTTCCCCGTTCTCTTCGATCTCATCCAGCGTGAAGATGATCCCGAACCAGGTATCATCTTCCACGATCCCTTCCAGCACCTGCCGCGTGTAGTCGTTCTTTTCCCAGCACACGCTCTGCCGGTCCGTTCCAGCGGTTGAAATGGCGATGATCAACGGTTGCCGCCGGCTGCCGGTCGCCGTCTCCAAAACTTCCCACACAGCCCTGGTCTTGTGCGCGTGCAACTCGTCGATCAGTGCCGCGTGTACGTTCAGGCCGTCCATCGTGTCGCTGTCCGCCCCTAGCGGCTCGAATTTCTGATCTCTCGCCTCGCAGTGGATGTTGTCTTTAAAAAGAGCCACGCCGTGGTTACGCAGCGCCGACGACTTCTTCACCATCCGTACCGCTTCGCTGTGCGCAATTCGGGCCTGGTCCCGCTTCGTCGCCGCCGCGTAGCACTCCGCCCCTGGCTCCCCGCCCGGCACTTCGTCCGCAAACGCCAGGTACAGCATCGTCCCGGCTCCCCAGGTCGTCTTCCCGTTCTTTCTGCCCACCAGGATATACGCGGTACGGAACCTGCGAGTCCCACTGGTATCCTCGCGCTGGCCGTTCTTCTCGACGATCCAGCGCGGGTGCGGTGCCCGCTTCCACCCGAATAAACACCAGGTGATGAACGTCTCCCAGGGTGCCAGTACTATCGGCTGGCCGGCCCACTCCCCTTTGCTGTGCCGTAAGATCTTGAAGAAATCCAGTGCCCGCTGCGCCGCTGCCCGGTCGAACACCAGCCCGCGCGCCGCGCCGGTCTTCAAATCGTTCAGGTGCCGCTGGCAGGTCTGGCGCACCAGCTTGCACGCCACGATCTTGCCGGCAACAACATCCCGCGCGTACCGCTCAGCTTCCGGCAGCCTTCTTGGCATCTTCCTCCAACCTTTTTTCCCCTGCTACCGATAGCACCATCCTTCCGCCCGGGTAAGCCCTGAAAAGCCAGTCATCCCAACGCGAAAACGATGCTAAAAATTCGTAAACGCCAAATTTGCTCTTGTAAAGTGAGCAAATCCTGTTTTCTTTCTTCGCCATACTCACCACTTCAACCATGGCAATTACGAATTTCGTCGCCGGCTTTTTTTGAAGGATTTCAGAAAGGTCATCCATGAGCGATCTCGCCGGCCTGGTGCGTGATCCTGTTTTCATCCTCGGTATCTTCCTGGTACCTCTTTATCCGCAACTGCACCGTCCCGCGCTTGTAATCCACGAACTTCACCAGGAACACCAGCCCGTTGATCGTGATCTCATCGCCCCTCTTCGGCAACTTCCCCACCACCACGCTGGCCACTTCCTTCCGGGCCAACTCGGCCTGCACTTGCTCGGAGTACTTCATGCCACCTGGCGTAAGCGTCGCGGCTGCCAGCATCTTATTTCGATCATCATAACTTTGCATTTTTCTCTCCTTCCACTAGTTCACATTCTGGCCACACCACCCGCCGGTACCTGGTCAGCTCTTCGATAAAAAATCCCAGCGTGTCTGGGCTCTTGAACCTGATCGCCAGCGGCGGCACATCTTTGAGCTGCATCCCGGCCGGCCAGTGAATAATAAAATGCACCTGCTCAGGCGGCATCTGTGCATGCTCATCCGGGCACCAGGCGCAGATCTCAACCTGTGGTTCCAGGAAAGCCGCAAACGCTTTCCGTGGCGTCGAACTACGAGTAATACTACCGCGCGGCTTGATCATGCCGTCACCAGCTTCCCGGCCTGTAGCCAACCGTGCCAGCGCCCGATAACGTTGATCGAAGGCGTCAGGGTTGGCGCTTCCCGGTTGCCGTCCCACTGCCAGACAGGTTTGGTATTGTCGCCTGATATGGGCAGGCTCACGATATCACCCCTGTTAAATTCCGGCGCTTCTTCACGTGTAAAGCCATACCACTTGGCCCATTCTTCGTCGTTGATCGGATAGCGCAAAAGCAGGTAGTTCCGATCTGTACCGTCCATAAAGCACCAATCCCCAACCTGCCCGTTCTCGTCCAGGTCGTTCAGGCTCTTTCGTAACATTATTATCCTCCTAAGGACGCTCAAAACTTGAATTTCTCCCTGATCTCGTTCGGCGTAAGAAATCCACTCCTGATCATTCTCTCTATCGGTGATATTCCAAACTCTAACTTCATCCCTTCTTCCAGGATGATCACTGTGTGTTTCGGAAATGCTTTACTCAATTGCCGCTCGATGTTCTTAATCGCTTGCTCAGAAAGTTTCCTTGGGTAAGTCAATATCGCCGCCTGTTTATCCATCGGCGTTCCCAAGTCCCATGGCCGGCCAGCTGGTCCAGGAGCCCCGCAGCAACTGCACCCGCCAAACACATCGCCTGGCACAAACATCTGCCGGCAATACTCGCACCGCAACTCATCCATTCGTGCCTCCCGGCTTCACCTTGACTTTCGGCCCGAACAACTCCCTCTCCAGCTTCTCTTCCTCCTCGGGTGGGCTCGCCTTCACACGCGTCCGGCTGCTGGGCGTTATCCCAAACTCCGCCGCCAGGCCGTTCAGCAGCCCCAGGCTCCGGTTCGAGATCGCCAGCCACGGGTTCTGCACGTAATTGCCCTTGTTGGTCTTCAACACATCGCCGTCTCTGGCCAGCGCCTTCTCTGCGCGCAACCAACGTTGATATGTCACACAATAGCGCGCCAGTGCATCATGATCCACATCGGTCAACACACCCATCCGGTGCAGCTGGCCGGCCAATTTCTGCCACGCCTTTTTGGCTTCCCCCGTCAGATACGCCGGCGGGGCTGGTACCCGGCTGGATCGGGGTGGCTGCGGCTCAGCCTTGTTAAGCGTCCGGTGCCCTGGGTTGCCGTTCAGCTCCTTCACCGCTGTCGGTAGCGGCTTCCTACCGCGCGGCATACCCACCACCTTGAATTACGCGGAAAACACCCCCCCTGCCCGAATTACGCGGTTTATACCCACCCCCGTTGCATATCGCGGTTTTTACCCCCCCTGCTCGAATTTCGCGGGTGAATATGTTTGACCAGGCAACCGGTACACTATGAAATGGCATAAGGTTTTGACTCCCCATACCCCTAGCGGTCCTGATCTGACCAGTTCGGCCGGCGTCTCCGGCCCCACCGGCCGTCCTCGCGCGCTGTCTTGCGACTGTGACAGATATGACAAAGGGACTGCAGATTTTTTTCATCGTCGGTACCACCTTCTTTTCTCGGAATGACATGGTCAACATCTGTCGCCGTCACCTGACTGCCACTATGCACCTGGTATGGATCTGCGCAATAAGGATGTTTCTTGATGAATTCATCCCGGATCGCTTTCCATGACGGACCGTAACCGCGTTGATTTGGCGTCAGTCGTTCGGCGTCGAGTTGTCGTTGTCGTTGCGCCTTGTGCTCATCGCAAAGCCCACCACCATGTGACAGTCGTGGGCAGCCGGGTATTCTACACGTGGATGGGGGTCTGTGTGGCACTTCACTTCCCTCCGGTAATAGGTGGCGTGCGTGTTGCCGATTTTCTGAGCTCCTGGATGCCCTTGATCAGGCGCTCCAACTTCTGATCGCCAACATCGAAATGGACCGCTTTCCCGCATATCTTGCAAACGCCCTGGTAGTGCGTGGCCAGTGATCCGCCGCCACAATCCAACAGACCGAACCCATCTGCCAGTGGGTAGAGTTCTCCAATTGGATTCCCGCACTGTTTGCAGTCGAACGTCTTTTTCTTGATCGCAGTATCGCTCATGATTTCACCTTCCTGAGCGTCACAGATCCGTCCTCGATACTGAACTCCGCTCGCCTAGCGCAATGTTTCTCCAGGTAGCGTTTGGCCGTCTCGGTGCTGACGTTCAGCTCGTATGCCGCCTCCCGAATAGCTGCCCGGTAGGGGAGTTGGCCATCTTCCCGCAGGATCTCGCTGATCAGGCGCACGAAGGCTTTCTCCGCATTCGTGTTGAACGTCAGGATATCGGATTGCTTGAGTCCCTGGCTCGGCATCTCGATCGGTTTGCGGCGTGGGGTGGGGGAGCTGGTCGGTTGGGCTCGCTTGCGCTTTGCTTCGCTCCTGAGTATTACATGTTCTTCGGTCTCGTCTTTGGCCACATCATTCCTTCCCGTTGCTGAATTTTTAGCATTATTTCTTAATGCAGCTGCATGCGGTTTTCTGATACTTTCAGGTAGATCACTTTTCGGATATTTTCTACTCATCTCAGCCTCAAACTCTCACACACACACTCTCTCACACACATTCTCTCTTTTTTTAATTGAAGGATCTGCGAATTACTCTCAAACTGCCTTGTATGGTCTTGCATTCCGCACGCGTTTTCCACCGCGCGCATACACTCGATATTTGTCCGGTTTTGGCTGCGCCGCCGCCTCCAACCGTTGGAGATTTGCCACTGCTTCGTTCAGCCACGCCGGCACAACTCGCACCCGCTTGATCTTGCTTCCGCACGTCACGCAGACCGGTGGCAGCCTCAGCCGCGTCCTGGTCTCTTCCCGTTTTGGATCGTATCCCTGTAGGGCGATCCGTTGAGCCAGTCCGGGATCCGCTCGACCGTCTTCTGTCACCACTCCACACTCCAAAGATGCCTTTGGCCAGCTGTTCAGTAGAGCGTGTTTTTCCCGTAATTCCTGGGCTAGCTGTACTAATAGACGGAAGTGACCTTTTTTCATTCTAGCGCTTTCCTTTGGTGCCTTTACAAGTCGTAAAGGGGCAATATTATTGATGTTCCGGAATGCCATTTTTGCCTACAGCAGTGGTTTCTGCACAACTGTCGGTTCCGGCTGCTTCCAGGCGATCTCCGCAAAGTGCGACAGGTATCCATCCACCTGCTGCTCAGCTGCCTTGGCAATGATCATGTCGTTCTGGTTGCGGGTGACAAAGAACTTGCGTTGCTTCGCCCGCATGTCCCGCACCAACCTGATAAACTCGCTCATATCATCCGAACTGTAATCCATGCCTTACCTTCTCTCTCTTACCTTCGTGTACTTTGTGCCCTTCGTGTTGAATCTTTTCCTCTTCTCTTCCATCTGCAGCCGCCACTTACCCGTGCAATCCGGACAGCACAGCACAGATTGCACGGGCTGGACCGCATCGCAGCACTTGATCATCCGCCCGCAGTAGCACAGGATCACGCCCTGATCTATCCGCTGCACCTTGTGCGCCTGGTTTGAATGGGCATGATCTTTCAGCCATCTACCCAGCAGCCGGTGCGGATCAGTGACGATGGCCATTGCCCTTATCCAACAGGGCATTGCCCATCGCCTTCGTATCGTGCGAGATCCCCGCTTCCCCTTCGCCGCACCAGTCTGTCGGTTTCACGGTCGGCCAGACGGTGAAAGCACCTTGCGGTATCAGCACAGGCACTGGTGTTTTTCGCCGGCAGATCCCGTTACCAGGCGCAGCCTGCGGGTTCAGATCCGGGGTGTAATACAGGCATAACAGGCAACTTGCTGGTGTCATTCGTCTTCCTCCTCGTCAGTTTCTTCGGCTTCTTCTTCCGTCGGCAACTTCACGTCCCATTCAGCAGCCACCGTCTGCAGACGCTCGGCAACGGCTACGGGCCCGGCTTCTGCAGCAAGTGCACCTTCTTCTACAAGCAAGGATTGCAACTTCGCATCGAACCCTTCCGGGAGGGTAACACCCAGGGTGGTAAGTACACCTTTGTACTTGTCGACCACAGACAATGCGCCTTCCCGCTTGGCTTCCCATTCGCCCCAACGCTGGGTAAGAGGCAAACAGGAAAGTCTACGGTAATAATCCAGCCGGTTACCGTCCGTGACCTTGATGTTCTTGCCGAAGTACCGCTGTACATCAGCATCATCGATGTTGCGGAAGACCATCAATTCGGGAATACCGGCCTGGATCTTGCTGACCATCAGGTCAAGCAGGTATTCTTTGAAGAAGCGGGTAAAGACACGACCCTGCAGCTCGATGGCGGCCTGCTTGGCAGCCTGCGCTTCCTTCTCTGCCTTGGTGGGCTGGCGAGACTGGGTATTGGCATTATCATTCGCTCGTTTCCTTCCTTCCTTCTTGGCCTGCTTGATGGCTACGGGTGTGCAGTCCACGACCTGGGCATATTCATTGCCGGTGGCGATCCATTCTCCACCTTGACAATGATGTTCCTGCAGGCGCAGATGCTCAACCTCACCCTTGGCGAGCATGGTCTTGTACTTGTTCTCTTTCGTCTTGTCTTCCCTGCGATAGGGACCGTCATACTCGTCGATCGCAATGCCGATGCCATCCGTGGACTGGGAATACTTCTTCATGTGAAATTTCTTCAAAGCACGCTCGAATTCCAGCGTACCCCAACTCATCTTCTTCCGGAGAAGGCAGGGCTTGAAGGTGCAGTACACCGTCTCCTTGACGGTCACATTCAAGGGGCAATCGTTGCATGCCGGCGGGGCCACATAAGCGACGACCCGTTCCATCTGGATCTGAGGAATAGGTTCGACCAGCCACGGTTGCAAGAGCAGGTTCGTGCCGGCCGCAATGTACGCTGCCATCTTGTTGAATTCTTCAACATAAGCGGCTGGAATGCCAGCTTCCTCCATGATCTTGTCGGCTTTCTTGGTCAGAGATGGCTTGATGGGGAACATCTTATTGAGCGGGAAATCCACCTTCGTTCCATTACCACCATCCAGCGGATTGAACTCGGCCGTGGTATAGGACATGTGGTTACGGATACGGGAGATCAACTCTGCACTGCCGATATCTCCATGTTCTTTGGTGGCTTCATGAACCATCGAAATGGTGGCCTTCTCACCCATACCCTGATAAACCGCTATCAGTCCAGGCACGGCCGACTTTGCAATCTTTCCGGAATGGACATCCAACCGTAACGGCTCAGGCAGATCGAGAATACGCAGGTAGGAAAGAACCGTCTGCGGAGTAACGTTCCACAACTTGGATGTATATTCGAGACCCAGCTCTTTTCGAGCTGCCTGCATGGTCAATGCCATTTCCAACGGGGTCAAGTTCGAACGCATGGAATTTTCCTGAATGGAAATCCTGTGGGCTTCCTCCACTCCAATTTCAAGAACAGTACATTCCACCGATGCCCAACCTAATGCCCGGGCAGCGGCTATCCGACGATGCCCTTGCACCACTTCGTACTGGTCCAGGTTCAAATGCCTGACGGTCGGGAAATTCTGCATCCCGATCTCAGCAATGGACGCCTGCAGCGCAATGTCCTCGGGAGTTCCCCACGCATCCTGACGAAACTGCATCCCACTGGATTGAACGATCTTTTCCAACAATATATCCATTTCAACTCACCTCGGTTTCTTGGCTAATGCTGCGCATCCAATACAACGTTGGGCCCTTCTACGACCGGCGTCAGTTGCAACTTGCCGGCCACATCTTCCACAGTGAAGATGCCTTTCGAAGGATGCCGCAAGCTGGTACTTTCCGGAATCTTCCCGGCTTTCAACTTCATGGTCAGGGGCCCCGTTAGAAATTCCTGGCCGATCAGATCTGCATTCGGGCTGTACAAAACCTCGTAGCGTTCATCCTTGCGCGTATGGTATGCCCGGTGAATAATGCCGTTCTTTTCCTTCTTCCCTGGCTTCGAGACCTTCTCCACCGGCTTCTCGACTTCCGGCGCCGGTCCATTCTCGCTAAAGATTTCCTGCAGGATCGTCAATGCCTTCGGATTCTCCGATTCCGCCTCGTAGATCACGGC